GAATGAGATAGAGAGGTTATTTAAGTTTGATATCACTGCGACAATGATAGATACTCTAGCCATCTCTTTTGCATTATTCCCGGAGAATAATCTACATGGATTAGACCATTGGGGTCAACTTTTAGGTATCGCTAAACCTAAGATAGACAACTGGGAAAATCTGTCACAAGAAGAGTATGACCATAGATGTGAGGAAGATGTAAAGATTAACGTAAAGTTGCTTGAATATTTCTTACAATATCTTCTTATCCTCTATAACAATAATTGGAATGATCTTATGAGGTACTGTATGTACCTGTCTTTCAAATTTGAGTGTGTAAATGAACAGACTCAAATTGGTTGGAAGCTTGATGTTGAGAAAGTCAAAGAGAATGTAGAGTTCTTTAAGAAACATTATGAAGAGAAGTATAAGACTTTATCTGATGTAATGCCACTCAACATAAAGAAAGAGATTAAGAAAAAGCCCAAGAAACCTTATAAGAAAGATGGTAGTCTTAGTGTTACTGGAGAGAGATGGTTTGGTCTTATAGAGGAGTTAAATCTTCCAGAGGACACTCAAGAAATTGAAGTAATCAAGTCTACTGAAGAGGGCAATCCACAAAGTGTTCCTCAACTAAAAAGTTGGCTATATTCTTTGGGATGGGAGCCAGTAACATTTAAGTATGAGAGACAAGATAATGGAAACTTTAGAAAAATAGAGCAGATATCTCTTCCTAAAACACAAGGGGGAGGAATATGTAACAGTGTGAAAGCACTCTATTTAGAAGTTCCAGATCTTGAGCACATCGAATCTTTCTATGTTGTAAAACACAGATTAGGTATTCTAGAGAGATTTCTAGAAGATGTGTCTGAAGATGGCTATCTCAAAGCAGACTTAAGTGGTTTTACAAACACTCTTAGACTAAAGCATAAAGAACTAGTAAATCTCCCAGGTTACACCGGTAAAGGAGATTTCTCAGATGGTATTTATATCAGAGGATGTCTAATTGCTCCTAAAGGAAAAGTGTTATGTGGCTCAGATATGTCTTCTTTGGAGGACAGAACTAAGCAACACTACATGTATTACTTTGACCCAGACTATGTGAATGCCATGAATAAGCCTGGCTTTGATCCTCATTTGGATCTAGCTGAGTTTGCCTATGGTGTTACAGAAGGAAGGGTAGGATTACCTGAAGAAGATATAGAATGGTTTAAGACAATTGACTCCAATGAAGTGGGGAATCTTTCCAAAGAGCTGTATGAGAAATACAAGCTAGTGAAAGAGCAAAGGTCATTGTTTAAGCAAACCAACTATTCTTGTGTTTATGGTGTAGGAGCACCAACTATGAGTAGGTCTTCTAAGATGGATGTAGAAACTTGTCAGATTATTATTGATGCATACTGGTTAAAGAACTTTTCAGTAACTAAGGTTGCTAAGAGTGTAATTACCAAAAGTATCAATTTACCTGATGGTTCTTCTCAAAGATGGTTGTATAACCCGGTATCTAAATTCTGGTACACTTTGAGACATTCTAAAGATATTTTCTCTACACTAAACCAGGGAACAGGTGTGTATGCATTTGACAGATGGGTATATTATCTAAGGAAGAGGGGACACAAAATGTGTGGCCAATTCCATGATGAGGTAGCTAAGCCATTGCCATACACTACTTGGGACATGAANATGACAAAGAAAGATTTTAAAGAATGTATCGAAGAGGTCAACAAAGAGCTAAATCTTAACAGGCCACTTGGGATAGATATACAATTTGGGAAAAACTATGCAGAGATACACTAGAGAAGATAGGGAAGAATCTGCAACGTCAGATATATTAGGTAACATAGAAAAGGTTTTATTTATACCTATACCTAATGAAGAGAGCTTGTCTGAGGCTATTGAGGATGGATATGATGGAGGTTACATTCCACATGCACTGATACAAGACCCTGAGAATGAAGCATACAAAGAAATAGCCTCTCAATACGAAGGAGAGTTTTGGGCTATTTTATGTTTAATTGAATATTATTTTCCGTTTAACTATGACTGAAGCAATTAAGAAGAAAATAGAAGTACAAAAAGAAGCTTTAGCCAAGGCATATAGATACAAAAAGTCGTTAGTCGTTGCTGCAACAGGTGCAGGAAAGAGTAAGATAGGTATTGACTATGCTAAACTAGTCCATGAATCTAAGAAAGGGAAGGCTAAAATATGTTTAGTAGTCCCAACAGAAAAACTTAGGGATGAGAACTGGTACGAGGAATTTGAAAAATGGGAGTCATCGGATCTATGGGAATCTGTAGATAGATTTTGTTATGCATCTCTCTCAAAAATTGAGGGCAAGAAGTATGATTTAGTTATACTTGATGAGGTACACAACATAACTCCTTTAAGTGCAACTTTCTTCGAGGTAAACAAGATAGATAGGGCCATAGGTCTTACTGCTACAATGCCAAGAAGCGAAGAGAAGAAAGATTTGATAAAACAAATTGGACTTAGAAAAGCTTTTGAGTTAGGGTTAGAAGAGGCTATTGAATTAGGCTTAGTATCTCCTTTTAACATAAAAGTAATCGAGCTTGAGCTAGACAGAAAAGAGAAAAACATTGTAAGTGGGAATAAAAAGAATCCTTTTATGCAAACTGAGTACTCTAAATATATGTACTTATCCAATGTAGTAGACAGTTCAAAGTTTACTCCAAGGGGAAAGTTTGCTATTCTTAACAGAATGAGGTTCATATACAACCTTCCTACTAAAACCAATGCAGCTAAACAAATCTTAGAGTCAAACTTGTTTAAGGAAAATGAAAGGGTACTAGCCTTTTGTGGATCTATTAAACAAGCTGATGAGCTCCTAGAGGATAGCTATCACTCCAAGTCAGGCAAGGAGAGCTTGAAGAAATTTGAAGAGAAAAAAATTAACAGACTTTCTTGTGTAAAATCACTCAATGAAGGGGCCAATATTGCTGATATAGACAGTGCTTTAATTGTACAACTTACATCTAAAGAACTGGATATGATTCAGAGAATTGGTAGAACTATTAGATATAAACCAGGCCATACCGCAACTATTTACATCCTAGTCGTGAAAGAAACACAGGATTATAGTTGGTGTGAAAAAGCTTTAGCTAATATTTCACCTGATAGAGTGGAAAGATTAACCTTTGAAAAATTTATAAGACAATGTCAAAAATAGTAGATATCAATCCGGATATAGTTGAAGAATTGAGAATCCAAGGGATAGAAAAGGAAGCAGGACTTAGATGTCTTCTTTCTATCTATTTCGGGGTAGAGAAAGAGAGTTATCCATCTGATGCTACTGTTGAGACAATGTCTAAAATAGAGAGTTCAGGGATAATTAAAAGAGAGTATAAGTCAGATAGGGTAATACTCAAGTGGGCTATCCCATTATTCTCACAGGAGAAAGATGAAAGCTTTGCTTGGATTAGCGAGTATATGGATGCATTTTCTAAAATTAACCCAACTAGACGAGGCACTAAGTCTGCTGTACTAAAAAGAATGAAGAAGTTCTTTGCAGCAAACCCAGAGGTCAGGCTAGATGATGTTAAAGCTGCAACCAATGCCTATATCAAGACTGTTAATGATCCTCAATACCTCAAATTTTCTCACAAATTCATTTATGAAGGTAGAGGTATTTCTGAAGTAAGTATGCTTGAACAGTGGGTAGAAATTACTAAAGGAAGTACCAATGGAGATGGAAGAAATTCTAAAATGCGTAGCTAATGAATTTTAGAACAGAATTTGCGAGAGGCTTAGAGGGTAAGAATGAAGGTTTATCTTTTGGACTCCCTGCTCTAGACATAGAGTTAGGGGGAGTCCAGAAAAGAGCTATTTATGGAATTTGTGCAGGTCCTAAAGTAGGTAAAACTACTTTCACAGATTATTCATTTGTTATTTCTCCTTATTTAGACTACCTGGAGCTCAAGAAAGATCCAAAGTATGCCACTCTAGAGATAGAATGGATTTACTTCTCTTTTGAGATTAGTAGAATAAAGAAGGAGTTTAAATTAGTTCCTTATTTCCTATTGAAAGATCACGGAATAGCAACATTTAGGCACAAATCAGAAGTAAGAGACATTTCTCCACAATATCTAGAGGGTAAACTTAAGGATAAAGATGGAGAAAGAATCATACCCTGTGATGAGCATATTGAGGCTATTATGAAGGTTTACGAAGAAAGAATCATACCTCTTTTTGGAGAATATGATGAAGAAGGTAACCTTATCAAACCTGGTTTTATTCGTTTTGTAGAAAACAAAGAAAACCCTACTGGACTAAGAAATTACATTGGAAGATACTCAGCCGATAATGGCAGATGGGTAATGAGAACAGAAAATGTAGGTAGTTCAGAGAAACCTGAGTATCGAGAGTATAGATCTCACTGGGTTCCAAATAATCCTGATAAGTACACTATAATAATTACTGACCACCTTAGAAAGTTGTTGCCAGAGAGGGGCATGCAAAAGAAAGAGGTAGTTGATAAGTACATAGAGTACCAAGTAGAATTTAGGAACTGGTGTGGATTTACATTTGTCGATATTATACACTTAAACAGAAACATGAGTGATGTAAATAGGTTGAAATATAATAATGAGTTTCTATACCCTACTGGTGACGATATCAAAGACACCGGTAACTTGTCAGAAGAAGCCGATTATATCATAACTCTGATGAACCCCAATGATGAAAAGTATGGACTTTCCAAACATTTTGGTCTTCAGATTAAGGATACTTCCAATGATGAAACGTACCCTGGGTACACTTCCATTCATTTAGTTGAGAGCCGAGACACAGAGTGTCCAGTTCACTTCAGAAGTATCATGCAAGGAAACCTAAACAATTTTACAGAACTCGAAGAAAGTCTTTATTAACTATGAGTAACGCAGTAGCAGTTGTAACAGAAAGTGGATTTGGTAAATCTACCTCCTATGGTAATATACCTGAATTAGGTATAGAGGGGTTAGACCCAAAAGAAACATTCTTAATCAACGTCAAAGGTAAGCCCTTGCCTTATAGAGGGTGGAAAAAGGATTGGGACCCAACTCCTAAAACTGGTAATTATCTCGCATCAACAGATACTGCACAAATATGCAGAGTATTAAGTGCAATTGATGGGATGCCACATATTAAGAATGTGGTAATTGATGACTATCAGTACATTTTAGGTGAAGAGTTCATGAAGAATGCACTAAAAGCTGGATTTGACAAGTTTAATAAACTTTCAAAGAATGCTTATGATGTCTTAAACACAGGTANCAGCCTGAGAGAAGACTTAAATTTCTTTGTGTTAACCCATGTAGAAGAAGTAGAATCTAACTTCAAGACAACTTACAAGATGAAGACTATCGGTAAGATGTTGGACAACAAGATTACATTAGAGGGACTGTTTACTATTGTTTTATATGGTAAGCAAGACTATGACACAAAAACAGGTGAGATCAAGAAAAGTTTTGTAACAAACTATGATGGTCAGTTTCCTGCTAAATCACCAGTAGGTATGTTTGAAGACAAATATATCTTAAATGATTTAGGAGCTGTGGCAAAGGCAATCCATGCCTACAACTATGGAGAAGAGTAAATTGAATTTAAATTTAAATTAGACAAAAATGTCAAATAAAGAGAATAAAACACTTAGTGTACAAGGAATTCTAGGGGACCTAGATAATGGCTTAACTAGAAAAGATATCCAAGATAAGTATGAATTATCTGGAAGAGATATGAAGCATATCTTCAACCACCCAGATCTTAAAGGTAAGAAAACTAAGCCACCAGTGGTACAGTTAGTAGGACTTGATGGAGAAGTGTGGAATGGAGGTGCAACAGGGGATGTTGTAGAAGCTCAGCAAACAGGTTCTGATGAATTAGTAGGTTCTAATGAGCCAATTCCTGATGTAGATGCATC